GACGTGGAGACGCTTTATTTAACTAAAGTGTACTCCCGGGGGGGGAGTCATCCGCATACAGGGTAATCTCGTTTCCGCTCCTGTTCTGCTGCTATGGATAGCAGTTTTTTCCGTTTAATTTCTCCCCGTTCTGCCATCTCGTGATGCTTTGAACAAAGTGTGATCAGGTTTTCATCATCCAGTCTGCGATCCCACTCCTCGGCTATCGGAACGATATGATGTACGGATATATTTTCTGTTTCAAACTGTCTCTCTGGACTGTACATTCCACGTATACATACTTGACAGCAGAATTCATCGCGCTCTCGTACGTCCATGCTCTTCTGTTTCCACTTGTGTGACCTGTGAAAGTCATATACTTTCTTATTTCTGTTGGTTCTCTGCGACTGCCTTTCTCTTATCTTCTGTTCTTTCTGCGTACACATGTCTTTGCTGTCATGTATTCGTCCGCAGTAACTACATGCTTTCAGCATAATCATCACCTCTTTGATTAATTGCAGGAGAGGGAATCGAACCCTCATCTCTGGCTAAGGAGACCAGTGAATTACCATTACTCTATCCTGCTAAAATAAAAAGACACCCGATCATTCGGATGTCTTCACCTCTTCGATGAACTCATTCATCATTTTTGTTAATTGTGTTCCCATTGAAACTCCGGCTTTTTTACAAGCTACTCGGAACCCCTCCGCAGTCTTCCCATTAACCTTATATGTCTTCGGGATTACCCCAGCTTTCTTGTCCCATTTGTCTTGTGGTCTGCTTTTCTTCACTGTTTCATCATTGTTCATTGCTCTGTTCCCTCGCTTTCTTTACGAGTACATAGATGAGTTTTGCACTTCCTAACGCAATGAAGAATATCCCTAATTTCCACAGCATACTTTACACAGATGAGCTTTCATGTTATATTTTATTTAAGAGAAGGGCTTTCGCCCCTCTCCGCTAATTTAATAGCTTATCGAGAATCAGTAGGATGATTCCGATGATTAAGTCCAGAATTGAACTGACCGCCAAAGTCTTATAATCAATTTTGGACTTTTTCTTTTTATGTTTTTTGCTCATCTGTTCTTCACCTCCTTACAAGTATATAATACCATATACGTGTACGTATGTCAATACTTTTTAGAATGTTTTCAATCAAAAAACGCCCTCCAAACGGAAGACGTTTTTTCGTTTATACATTTCACAGGGAGGGTTTCGAAAGCCGGTTCCTTTTTCCTGACTTCCGATGCTATCATAATAGCACAGGTAATACTGCAGTGGACTGCACTCTTTACGAAATTTTCAAATTTGTTAAAGCCCGTCCATGTAGTTCATACACCCATCGTTCACCATAATCCATCGTGGATGCAATCTCCCACCAGCTCATCCCCTTTATGTACCGGTAAAACAGCACGTCCCTCTCATCCTCGTTCTCAAGCTGCTGAATCCGCCAAGAAATGTCTTTGTATGCCTTTACCTGCTCCACGCCCTCCTGATACAGCTTTTCCTCTTTCTCGTGCAGCTCCGCCGCATAACTGGACAGGTCTCCCTGTCCGCTCCCATGCGGCATCCCATCATTGTTCACAGACGGATACATCTTCAAGTTCCGGATCTCGTCAATCTCCAGTTCGATCCGTTTAATCCTACGTCCATGCATCCGGTATCCCCGGAGATAACTCTTCTTCCTGTCGTTCTCAAATTTCACGTTATTCTCTTCCAGTCTCTTGTCCACCGGCAATCTCCCCTTTCACCGCATTTGTCCCATGTTTTCTTGCAACAAACTCATCTACACTTTCTCTTCTCATCTGCTCTCCCTGCTCCTGGATCAGCGTCGCAGCCTGATACGGCTTGTGCCGCATCTGCCGCTTCGCCGCCGCGGATGGATCGTGTTCTGCCATCTGTTCAATCCCGCGCTGCCGGATGCTCTCTGCCTGCTTCCGGCGCTGGGCTTCGTTTGTTTTGGTCTTTCTCAATGTATCACGCTCCTTTGAATTTCAGTTTCAATCAATTGGTACTGGTTCAAAAATCGGAATTGCTTCAAAGCCGTTTTCCAGTATCACTACCCTTGCACTGCTTTGAAAGAATCCATAAGAGCACCAATCACATTTACCATCTTTTGCGATACGATGTTCGCACATCTGTGCATGTCCTCCAACGCTCCCGCAGTTTGGGCATTTAAACCCTTTCCAATGCTTCTTGGCATATTCTTGGAACTCCTCAAAAGTTTTATATATCCCGACCAATTCTCCAAAACTTGACACATCCGGGAAATTCGCTTTTTGATAATAATTTGGCCATGAATATGTCCTTTTCTTCTCCATTATTTCAACAACTTCATCAACTGGCATTTTAAAATATTCAGCATATTCCTTTACCATCCGCCCAATCCATTCTATTTCTTTATCAAAACGATGGGATCCATCTCGATTTTCTGTATTCCAACCTTTATCACTTCTAAATTTCTCAAGCAATTCATCTAATTTATTCATCCTACACCTCCTAATTTTCATCCGGCTTGTACGGTTCCGGAAGTGGGCACCATGCGGTTACACTTGACATCGAACCACTTCCATGCCAAAATGCTCCGTCATAATATGCCCTGTTTGTACTCCTAATTCCTTTTTTTGTTTGTCACGTTAATAAGACCATCCTTTCGTCTTCCGTCAACCGCTCTTCTACCGGAATCCAGCCGTCATTTTTCACTTCATCCATGTGTGAACGGATGATTTCTTTTACCTCGTATCTGTCTATGTAGCCAACAAAATACGGATCATCTAACCTGTCGATCTCTTCCAAAATCTTCTCTAGTACATTCATCAAATAGCTCCTTTCTGCTTCAGCCACTGCTTAACTCGCTCTACTCCTATGTACTCCATAATTTCGTCATCAACTGCGTCCATGTGGTAGATTGGATATTCTTTATCAGATTCTTGCCACTCATCAGCCATGCAGTCAAAAATCATTACGAATTTGTAGCCATATCCACCGTGGCTATACAGCCACTCGTGGATGCTTTGAGGGTTCGCATCTTTTCCAGATACACGGATGTGTGGATATATTCCGTATCTATCTACTTTCTCTTCTTGGTTCACTTTCATCACTCCACCTCCACATTCTCTCTAATCCATTTTGATATGCCGTAAATGAGCACTTGCTCGTCCACGGTCAACGGCTCTTTCAGATACCCGTCAATTGTCAGCTTATTATAAATGTCTTGTAAAGTATCGGAATCCTTGAGTTCTAACTTTCCTCTTTTCATCACTCACTCCAATCTATCGCCTGCCCACAATTATGACAGTAATACAAGCATGTTCTTCTATTTTTTCTTTGGATAATCAATCCGCACGAGCATGCTAAATCTCCATTTTCCAATTTTTTCGGTTTCTTCGGCAACTGCTTTTCCAGTGCTTCGATTGCAGTGTACAAACGCTCATCGCCATTTCCGGCAGTTATCAATGTTTTAATAAAATCTATCGCTTCTCTAACTTTCTTTTCGTCCATTTAATCACTCACCCCAATCTAATCTCTGTCCGCACTCATCACACTTGATTTGTCCGTACACATCTATATTTCCGCACGATGGACATTCATACATTGGCGCAAATTTTGTTACATGTTCAATAGGCTTCGTCGCCGTATCCCTTTCTTTCAGCCGGCATGCTTCCTCCGGATCCAGACCACTGTTCTCATAGTCTTTCAGCTTGCACAGCGCACCGTATATCTTTTCGTTGGTGTTCTCTGTAATGATCTGTCCTACATAAGTATCTTTCCACGGCAGACCTTTCAAGCACCAGTTTCCTTGTTCGTCCTGTTTGGTTAATCTTCTCAACGTATCTCGCTCCTTTAATACAATCTCATTAACGGACATTCTTCCCCGCCTCTTCCAACTTCACACTCACCGTCTTCATCGACTGTGTCACCATACTTACAGTAACGATTACAAATATCTTCACATACTTCTTCGATTATTTTCATCGCACTCTTTTTTTCATCCATCGTCATCCATCCTTTCCGCAGCAGTACCCGACCATCACTCCGATCAGGAACGCTGCCAGTATCAGAATTCCTGTTGCCATTATTCTTCCTCGATTCTCTTCAACTGCCGATCCAGTTTCTTTTCGATCATCTGGTTCACTTCTTGACCGGAAAGAAGCAGGTATTCCATCTGCCACAGCATGATCTGCACATCTGCCGTCTCTTCTACCAGATTATCTCTGCAATCCTGAATACCTTTCTCTGTCTTCTGACCGTTTCCGCAAACTCTCCAAAACTTATTAATTGCCTGTGTCAGTTCTGCCATCTCTTCCATGCACTGCCGGCTCTGCGCATCGTATCCGTAGTGGTCAGCGATCATTTTTATCTTCTTTGCAATGTCCATGCTATTCCTCCCAGTATTCTACCGTATACTCCATCTGTTTTTTATTCCCTGTACCCTCTATCTGCTGTCTCCCAATCCTGACAGAGTATCCGGCTTTTAATAACACCGTCGCAATCTTAAGCCTGTCCTCTTCATTCCACTGTGCAGAACCTTTCCGGATACTCCTAATCACGTTTCTCATCTTATCCTCCACGCTCTCTGGCGATTTCTTAAATTGTCAGTTTGAAAATACATCTCACTGATATACCCTCTTTGCTTCGCTCCATCATAATAAATGAGCCGCCTGTATATGCCATCGTACTCATCTCTTTCCAGTATCTTTTCGACAAGTACTGCTTTATACCACGCGTGTGATTGTGTACTCTTATCAAGCGCAATTACCTTTCCAACAGACTGAGCAATATCATCAAAGGTTATTTCTTCTCCGAGCCGATCTTCCTGCAACCACTCTCCCGGTTGAACTGGCGGCTCAATAAAATCAAACAGATTCATTTGTTTACACATTTCAACCATTCTCCCTTATAACCAATTCAATCCCCATTTCATCCTTGATGGTCTGGATATAATCATCCCATGTTGCCATATCATCCATTAAACATGCCGCCTTCTTATTGAATCGCTCTATAAATCTACTGCATCGAATCTTTCCAAAATCAAATTCATCTCGCAAGACTGATACTGCCATTATAAGTACCGTATCCAGTGTTCGCGCCTTTATCGGATCACACATCTTTTCCAGCTCTTTCTTTCTGAAGCCCACATTGATTCCTGTGATATTACGAAATTCGATCTCTTTCTCCAGTCCATCAATACCACTTTCCACCACAATATCTCTTGCCAGAATCATTCCCGCTGCTCGCCCAGCTGCATAATCATCTAATTTTCCCATTCTGTAATCCCTCTCTCATGATAAGCCCCACACGTTCACATATAACTTTTCTCATCCAGTAACCTGTTGAACTTCTCCAACTGCTTTTCCGACACTTTGTTTCCGCGCTTCTCCGGCTTCAATTCCACAGTCAAATGTTTCTCCATGATATGTGACAGTTCTCTTGCCAGCGTTTTCTTCCCCTGCGCAATTCCGTCATGATATCCCTTTGCCGGTCGGTACTCGCTGATCTGCTTCTTTCCCTCGCCCTGCCCTCCGGCAGTCTTATTCCTCATTTGATATCCGTTCTTTGCATATCGTTTGATCCAGAATTGTTCATGTTCATCCAGTTCATTCTCCGGATAATGCAGAAAGTTTATTTTCCAGCCATACACATTCCCCTCCGAAAACATTCCATGCTTTTTCAGGGACAGATCGATATGCTGATACCCGCTCAAGTGCTGCGCCAACCGGGTCAATAAGTGCTTTGCTTGTCCGATATATGCGTACTGGATCCCATTTTCATCTACCCTTGTAAGAAAATAGATCCCGCTGCTTTCGTCCACGTTCTGGTTGACGGAAAGGATCTTCCGCTTATTTTGAGACTCTATGGCTTTCACTTTTTGAATATTATTCTTCATTCGCTGCCACCTACGCTTCCGGCTTCTCCGGTGCAACCAATACCGAGATTCCATTCATTTCCACCAAACCCTCTGCATTGATTGCCAGACACTTCCTGCCATGAAGATCCGTCGTTTCCACCAGATCCATCCGGCTCGGCTCCAGCCTAATCGTTGCATCTTCTGTTTTGACCGTAACGCCTTTGGGATTTACCAGATTTGAAACCTGAAGCAAGGTGTCCTTGCCTATAAATTCCTCATATTCCTTTTCAAATAATGCTGCCATTTCTTCCGTAGCACTGCTGTTTGCAAGAATCCTCCGTAATTCATGCTTTCCTACTGTAACCGGATCCGGATCGTCTTTCCCCTCTTCCAGCAGTTCATACAGCTGATCATAAATATCCATAACGATCGAATACCCTGCGCGGTTTTCCAGCACATTTCCGAGAATCTTCTGGAACATGCTCTTCTGTGCTTCCGCAGAAAGCGGAATGTTCACACCAAAAAGTTCCTGTGTCAGCTGTTCCTGCAATTCTTCTGTCTTTTTCGTGTAATACAATACCGCATGAATGTCGGTATTCCGGTCATTAAATGCCGGAAACATGAATCCTTTCACCGGTGCTCCTACTTCCCATTCCCGGCGCCGCTCTGTGATCCGGTTCTCTTCTTCGTCATAGCAAAGTCCTACTTTTGAAAGTTCCACCGGACAGATGCTGCAGAGAAGATACTCATACACATCTTCCGATGCATCGTATAGCTCCGTCTGATCGGACGCTCTTCCCGGGATGTCATACATCGCATGGATCAGGACGATGTAGTAATTCCCTGCGCAGATATAATTCTCAATCACTTTATCGTAAAAAGCATTCAGAAGTTCATCCTCTTTCAGCTTGCTGTCCCGCAGCTGAAGAAGAAACTCCTGTGCGCCTCCCGGCATCTCTTCTTCCAGTGGGATTTCCAGATTCAGCAGGTTTCTTCCGATTTTTCCGGAAAGCGTTTTTCTGAACATGTCAAAATATTTGAACTCCTCTTCCTCCGGCATCGACAAAAATGCTGTTTTCATCTGCAAGCGTTTTGTTTTTTCATGATCCACATAACATCCACAGATCCTCGTGATCGCACAATTCTCTGGTGTAAACTGCTTCCGGATCTCCAATACCTCTTTTTTATTCATCGTTCTTTCGTTCCTCCAATCTGTTCACCGACTTCGGATTGATCTGGCTGCACAGCCATTTCCAATACACGCAAAACATTTCATAATCCAGATTTCTTTGGAAAATCTTCACTCTGCGTATCTCCTCTTCCGTGCGGCTTTTATTCTTGTCTGCCATACATATCCCTCACTTCGATCTTGTTCTTCCCAGACTCCAGCAAGCTCCGCTCCAGTTGCTCCATATCATAATGTCTGCGATGGAAATTGTTAAAACTGTTCCTTTTCTCCCCATCCATTCCGCGCAGTTCCGAGATGCTCGGCGCATACTTACAAGTCTTGATATGCGTTTTCAGCCTTGCACTCACCGTCCCATACGTCAGGTCTTTCAGCATCGAGTACCAAAGTTCAAACACATCCTGCGTCTTGACCGGACAATTCTGCGGATACGCTGCCATCATCGCTTTTACGATCACCTTAAACTCTTCTCGTGTCACCAGCTGTCCACCTCGCTTATCTGTGGCGCTTTCGTCCTGTAATTCAATTTTCCCTTATCCTGCTCTCTTGACAGCCAACTGTTCACGAACCTAAGGATCCCTCGCTTGGTCTTTCGTCTACTGGGGTTGCTGTCCAGCCAAGATTTCATTTTTCTCAATTCCTGCAATACGTCTACTGCCGGAAATAACTGTGACCACTGCTCGACCTGATCACCATAGATCCAGAACTCCGATCTATCATTCAGCGTCAGCGATATCACCTGCTCTCGGTCCGGTGCCGGTTCTTCCGGCTCTGGACAAGCAGTATTTATACTGCTCTCTATACTTACCTTACCTATCCTATCCTTACCTACCCTTACCTGGGTTGCCAATTGGTTGCCATCTGGTATACCAACGGTTACACACTGGTTGCCATCCGGTATACCAGACGTTTCTTCCAATGCATAAGACCCATCTTCTTTGACGGATAGCATGGCAAATTCTTCTCGGTAAACTGTCTGTGTATATCTGTCTTTCCGAATATAATTGTTCATTCTCCAATGCTTGATCACAACAACACCGTCTTCAAACGGGATCACAAACCGTTTCATGACCAGCAATTTCAGATCATCGTCTGTCGCCCCGATCAAGCGCTGTATCCTCTTTGTATTGTTTAAAAAACCATCGTCATCCGCCCGCATCGACAGGTGGAAGTACAGCGCCTGCGTAGACAACGGCATGTCCAGAAATGCATCGGAATCAACAATTGTCTTCGAAAACATCCTGCGTTCCGCCATTTAGGAAACATCCCTCCAATCTATCCCGCAGTTCCTCAGCGTCTTCCGCGCTCCAATCAGAGACCAGAAGATCTGTTTCCCTCTGCTTGTCTCCTGTTGTACATACCGCTTCAGTAAGCTTCTCTCTTCTGCCAGATTCATGTCCGGTATAAAATATCCGCTTCCATCCTGCATGTTCAAGATCGGCATTTCACGACGCGCCTGTGATATGGCATACCGTACAGTGCGGTCATCCAGTCCCGTAACACTGCAAAGATATGCTCTTGTCACTGCATTTGCATGTCCTGTCGGAATATAATCCAATATGTCAAATCCGTCTTTCTCCAAAGACTTCAGATAATCCAGTAATTCAATCTGTCCTTCCATGTTCTCCTTTCTCTCCCCGGATCGCCCGGGGAGTCTGAATCCCGACCATATCGGTAAAGTCACCGCAATGGTCTCCCTGCATAGTACCGTGACATACCCGTGCAGGTGCAACATGAACGGGTTACTTATAGCCAAGACTTCCCGAAGATACAGCGGAACTCTTCCCGGGTTCCGTAGTGCTCTTCGAAATAAGTCTGTGCCATCTGTTTCAACTTCAAATCCAATCCTCTGTTCGGATTGTCATGGATGCTTCCCGGTGCAAACTCATGCAAATGTGCTGCGACCGGGATCACAAATCCATACCTCTCTGACAGCTGTCTCCGGCTGCCGTAAAAGATATGATGCCTGTGGCAATTCGGTGTGCCGGTAAAATAACAGTGCTCCATATCCTCTGTAAATACACTCCATAGCCGTTTAGCCAAGATCCACACCATACCTTTCTTTCAAAAGACGCTTTTCCTCCGGTGATGCGATCTCTGCATCCGGGATCCCGGCATCTCTGCAACTCTGCACCAGACCATCGATCAGCCTTGCCATTTCCATTGTGTTATAGGTATGAGAACCGCGCATCAAGCGGTAAGTACGATACATGACCCCATCCAGCCCCTCCCGTACCTGTGACGTCGGTTTCAGATGATAATCCATCGCATGCTTTACTTTGTTTTCCGCGTTTTCCGTATCTGGGATGGTAATGTATGCCGCCTTTCCCTCGAAAATTTCCGGTTGTCCATAACTGCAGAGCATTTCATTATGTACCTCTTCATTGGAGGTATGGAGAACACTTGCCAGCTTTGTACAAAGCACCCAGTAATACGCATTTGCATCCAGGCTTCTACGCCGCCGGAATCTCTTGATTTCAAAGCTTAACTTCTCACAGCCTTTCAGTTCTTCATACGCCTGCCGGAAGTCCTCATACGGCTCAAATTGCACGATCAGACGCCCTGTCGCATAATCAATGACTGGCTCTTTCAATTTTCCAGTGAGTTTCATCACTCATCACCAAACTTCTTTTTCAGTGATTGCAAGAGCAATCCTGCCTGTTCCGCTGTTAATGTTGCTTTCGATAAATTATTCGAACTGTACAGCATATCCGGATCGATCTTATGCGCTTTACATATGCTTTCGATCGTTCCGATCTGTGCCTTACTTGCTTTCTCCGGATCTAACGTCTTAATGATCGTTCCGTATTCGTACACAACATTGTTCGTCTTTTCATTCCGTATCTGAAGCGCATTGATCACTCTGTTTTCGTCATATCCGATATGACTCACATAAAACTTTTCGTAACATGTGTACCCTGTTCCTTTTGATGTGATATCGCACTTCGTTGATGGAATCCAAATAAATGGTGCAGTATACAGTTCCCGTCCGATCCCCCAATTGAAACAAGCTCTCTTGAAACTGTCCGATGCAAGCCCCTTTTCTTTCTCCGTGTTACTCTCTGTTCCAGTATCTTCTTTACTGATCCACTGCTTCTTCGAATCATCCCAGATACTCACAGTACAGTTCGCATTGTCTCTGGAATGGCTTCTTTGCCAATTTTCCTGTCCGACTTCTTCGTCCAATATGTTCATGTCACATCTTGCATCCTTATACAGCAGAAGCGACAATCCGCTGTTCTTAACCATTGCAACCCGGCAATCGATCTCGTCTGCACGCAACAATCTGAATTTCTTCATAACACCCTCCTGTATCCATCACTTAAACACTTCTCACAAATGCCGCCGTCCACAGTGTATAGAGCATCCCCCTCATAAAGTGGATCACCACACTGGTTACAATATGCAACAGGCTCCTGTTCCTCCGACACACTCGTCTTCCATTCGTCATATCCCTGAATGTGTTCCATGCTATTCACCTTGAAATGGCTGCACTGTCTTTGCCACACCAAGAATCGCCATCACTGCGCCTACATTCACATCATCATCCGGATCAAACTGCTTCAGATAATCCGCAGTTGCTTCAATCCGCGCTTCCTTTTTGATAAAATTTGCATACTCGTATTTTTCGAGTGTAATTTTGTTATCTTCCATTTACAAACACCTCCGAAATTTGTTATACTTTACTTGATTCATTTCGAATGCGCTTACGCCTTGCCGGGCATATGTAAGCGCTTTTCTTATGCCAGACACAAGAGCAGCATCAGCCATGATCCGATTCCGGCGCCGATCAAACACCATGTCACGATCTCCGGCAGGCTTGTCCGCGGTTCCCTCCGACGTTTCTGCTCCGGAACCGGCTCTGCCCTTACAAGCGATGTCCGCTCCGTACTGATCAGTTTTAATTCTTCCATCTCTACCTCCTGTACATCGATTTGTTTTCCATCTCCAGCTGATTCATCCTCCACTTTTCAAAGCCCACCGTATCAAATAAAATTGGGCTGTTCCTTTTCGCCGGATTCAGCTTTTGGGCAAATGTCTGCCCTCGAACCCGGTACGCCCGGAAAAGAAATTCTTCCGGAAATCCCATCTTTTCCAGTTCTGTTTTCTTCATAATCGCTTTCGGGTACTCCACTTTTTCACACCCCTTTCTGATTTTTCAGAACTTATTCACAGTTGAGATAATTATTTTACTCCGGCAAAATAGATGCTTTAATAGCATCGCATTCACGGTGTATCTGTGGAATTAATAGTTCTGTATCCATTTCTGCAAGGAAATTTCCATCAAAATCCCAGTATTGCGTAACTTCGCGTACCGGATCTTTTTCTGTGCCAAACCCTCTTTCTGCTTTTGTCTCAATAACCTGTATGACCTTGGCGCTCCTTGTTCCATCTGGTCTTACCATTTCCATCACTCTCTTTTTCTTCTGTCCTTTTATCGGACACCTAAACCGGTATACTACTTGCTATTCTTTTCCGTCTCTCCTATACTTTAAATACAGGCACTGCCATGCCGAGTATTATGAAAGGAGAAGTACCTATGAAATTAAAGTCTTTCGACGAATTTTTATCATCATTAACCGAAGAAGATTTGGATTATATCACCGGGAACAATGATGATGAAGAAAATAACTACGTCGTTAAAACTACTCTTTGAGATGCCGAGGCATTTAATAAACTAGGTGCATTAATCGCAGGATCTAGTTTCAGAATGTGTCGCCGTCTTCTTGAGAAGTATCATCAATGGATTGCTGAACAACTTGAGAAATAGTTCTTTCATCAAGTACAATTTGTGGATTGAACTCCATGCTACTCCGAATAGCTTGGAGTTCTTTTCGTATCTCCCGAAGTTCATGTAATATTTCTTTTAAAACCAATTTAATCACTCTCCTTTCCCCGAACCCTGTCCTTTTTATTGGACACCTAAACCGTTATACTACTCTAGGAAGTATTCGATAGATACGCCGAAGTAGTCCGCCACTTTCTTTAACTTTTCTACACTTGGCGATGATTCTTTCCAACCTCGAATAGTTCCATTTCCAAAGCCTAAAGTTTTTTCAAGCGATGAAATAGATATTCCTTTTTCTGATACCAATTTTGATATTTTTCCCAAAATCATGGTTTCCTCCTTTCTACACTCCATCTTGTAGACAACTGCATATATATTTGTTACAATGACCTCGTTACACTTAGATAATTTTCTAAAGGTCATTGAAGACCGGAAAGGAGTTCGTCAAGGGGTAACAGTTTCAAAAGAGTAATCTGTGAGATTATGAAAGGATATTTTTGTTTAAGGTACATAACCTTTTCCGATTTATGCAACTTCACACTTGCTTTGTGTGCTGTTGCTACTTTGGTAATCGCAATTATTAAGAAATAGAGTTGCGTGACAATTTATTTTTTCTATTCCACAGATTTACTCATACGGTCGCTCTTGTAATAGGGCGACCTTTTTCTTTCCGTACATATATGCAGTTGTTTTTATGAATAGAGATATTTCTAATTTTTATTGACATTATATAGAAAATAATCTAAGATATAGGTACCAGCTAATATCGAGATTTTTCTTTATACGCTTTATTTTTTAGACTTATCTCTAAATCATAATCACATTATAAGGAGTTATCTCTATTTTGTCAAGCATTAATTTAGACTTATTTCTAAAATCGGAGGTACTATGAATAGTGTTGAACTCGTAAAACAAATATGTAAAGAGCGAAAAATTCCAATATCTAGGTTAGAACGTGACTGTGGTTTTTCTAACGGTTATATTAGAAAGCTCAAAGAAGGAAAATTTCCGTCTGATAGACTGTTGTCTATATCTCAATATTTAGACTTGCCTATCTCCTATCTTATCGGAGAAGATGAAAATAAATCTGACGACTTGACTGCAAAGGATCGAAAGGATATTGCAAGAGACTTGGAATCCATCATGGATAAGTTGAACTCAAAAGAGGCTGGTCCTGCAAGTTTCAACGGAAATGATATTCCCGAGGATGACAGGGAGCTATTTGCAACACAGTTGGAAGCCATGCTTGTTCGCTTAAAGAAAATTAATAAAGAATTGTATAATCCAAACAAAAATAAAAAGTAGGTGCTATCAATGAGCAGAAATATCAAAAAGATCGCTCTTGGTCTTATTAGAAAATATAATACTCAGAACCCTTTTAAATTAGCAGATGCACTGAACATTGAATATATTATTGGTTCTATAGGAAAATGCAGCGGATGCTATTTGTACCTTAAGCGGCACCGATGTATTTTTATCAACGAAGATTTATCTGATGGCGATATGCTTTTTGTTATGGCTCACGAACTTGGTCATGCTATTTTGCACAGAACAGAAAATTGTTATTTTATCCGCAATAAAACATTCATGTCTACTGCATGGATCGAAAAGGAAGCTAACACCTTTGCTGCTGAACTACTCATACCGGACTCTTTAATATATGAAAATCCGGGAATGACAAAAAAGCAACTCGCAAGACTGGCTGGGTATGATGAAAGGATTATGAATTTTAAAAAATTATAAATACAATGGAGGTTTAAGTCTATGACAAAATTTGAATCAAAGGACGTCGAAAACTACTATTATGATACACTCAAAAAATTAGGTATCAGACATATTCTTTGGGATTCTGGACGTACCATTACCCAAAATGATGTGGATCTACTTGCTAGCGAGTCTTCAGGATATACTGATTCTGAAATTTCCAGAATACCTTTTGTTGATGCTCCATAAACAAATTATAAGATGATGATATAACCTCTTTGGAGATTATATAAAAAAGAATGAGAGAGAGGAAATAATATGGAACTTTTTAAAAAACAAGAAAAAGGGAAAGAAATCTTAAATGATAATCACGTTATAATCACGCTAAAGTCAAATGGCAAATATAATGTTGAGATTAACTCGGATTGCATTAAGATAACCACAAAAGGTTTTATGAATGCAGTTAATAAAGGACTCTCTGGAACAAAGACTTATCCGTTTGATAACTTAACTGCAGTACAATACAAAGCCCCCGGATTCACTACTGGTTACTTACAATTTGTATTGATGGGAAGTCAAGAAACAAAGCGTGGCGTATCTGGTGCTGTTCACGATGAAAACTCCATCTTATTCAATAAAAAGGAGCTTCCTCTTGTTTTGGAAATTAAAGAATATGTTGAATACAGAATAAATAGCAAAACATCCACGAAGACAACTTCCATTTCTGCTGCAGATGAAATCTTGAAATTCAAGGAATTGTTAGACCAAGGTATTTTAACACAAGAAGAATTCGATGCTAAAAAGAAACAGTTGCTCGGTTTATAAAACATAAAGCAAAAACCGCCCCAGTGCTACCAACACTGAGACGGCGATACATATCCGAAGATATGCACATATTTTGACCAAAAATATTGTATCATCTTCGGGCAGCCTACGCAAGCGGAACACTCGTTCTTGCTGGTTGTTATTTTTATACTCTTTTTTGAGAAAGGAAGATGAACAATGGCAAAAGCAAAATACACGCGACTCAAAAACGGATATTTTGAAGCAAAAGTCTGGGACGGTACATATAAGGACGGAAAGAAAAAATATGTTTCCCTCCGATCAAAGAAATCCAGTAAGGATCTTGAACAAAAAGTAATTGCTTACAATCTGGAAGTTGAGAACCGGAACAAAGTGAAAAAGACCGACACGCTATTTATAGACTATGCCAGAATGTGGAAAAATGTCTATAAAAATCAGCGCACGAACAACACTCTATCCATGTACGAGAACATCATTGAGAAGCATTTTACAGCGCTTCCTACGACCCGTCTCTGTGACATCGATCGAATACACTTACAGACACTACTCAACAATGCATCCGATAAGATCCGGACGCAGGAGCAGATCTACATGACATTTAAGCAAGTGATTGAATCCGCTGTATCTGATCAGTTTTATCCTGCGAACGCAGCCGATAACCTTTTCCGGAATATCGAACGCCCAAGATACAAACCGAGTGAAAAGCGACCTCTTACCGTAGAAGAGCGTCAGGCACTGTTTAAGGCAGATTTTTCATTGATGGATAAAACATTCGTTTATATTCTTTTCGGCTGCGGATTGCGACGCGGAGAAGCTCTGGCACTCACGATATTTGATGTGAATCTAAAAACCCATGAGCTGACCGTGAGTAAATCACATGAATTTATAAAAGATAAACCTAAGCAAAAACCTCCCAAAAGTAAGAACGGAAATCGAACGATCCCGATACCGGATGCCGTATTCCCGACGATCCAGTCTTATGTCCAGTATCGCAAGTCTCTCGGCAAAACTCACCTCTTCGTGATGCGAAACGGCGAACCATGTACTAAGAGCAGTTACGATAAGATGTGGAAAAGAATCGTCAAGCGGATGCAGGAGGTCTCCGATCAGCCGATTGAGGGATTAACCGCTCATGTTTTCCGTCATAACTACTGTACCAATCTTTGTTACCAGATCCCAACTGTATCTATCAAAAAGATTGCTTCTCTTTTAGGGGATACGGACAAAATGGTTATGGAAGTTTACAACCATATCATCTTGGAAAAAGAAGATGCGAACACAGCTGTGAATAATGCGATCAATATGTGAATAAATGCGATGAAAATGCGATATTGCGATGAAAATGCGATATTTACACCGCCTTACTTTCTACCATTTTTCCTTACTTTGAAAATAGCAAAAAACAGCGGAAACTCTTGCTATACTTGAGTTTCCGCTGTTCTTCATTCATGAGCGTGCGGGGATTCGAACCCCGGACAACTTGATTAAAAGTCAAGGAATCTATCCACCGTTTTCCCTTGATAAACCGTAACTCTTCAATTTTTTGTGCGATAAAAATGCGATATGTTGATTTTATAAAAAGCAAGATTGCTTTGCCAAGGATTGCTTTTTCTTTTCCGAAAATATAAATTCAACGACCTGTTCTGATTTATATTTCACTTTCCAAGGCAAGAAGAAATTTTTCTATATTCTCTTTCAAATGTTCTAAAAAAATTTTTTATCTCCTGTATAAGTTTCACAAAACTCTGCAATTTCCCTTAACCATTCCTGATTTTTTCTTATTTTTTCTAAAGAGTCATTGCACTCTTCGCACATCATTCCGGCTACTAAAAAATTAATCCGGAATTCATAATCCTCTTCTTCCAATGCGTCTTGAATCAAATCTGTTATTTTATTTTTTTCTTCCATTTTTTAATTCCCCAATCCATTTTTCAAATTCTCCATTTTTTACCGCTTCATCTGCTTCACTTCTGACTTTACGCACTATTTCTATATCGTAGTCCTCAATTAAGCTATATGTTTTATTCTTATAGCCGATAGACGCTCTATATTTCCCATTTTTTAATCTGGATACTCCATTTATTCCTGTTGTATTATTCTTGCTTATGGTACTTTTAAAAAATACGTTTGATGTGTGATCTATTATTTTTAAGCTGTCTGTTCTTTTTTTTATTTTTTCTGGCTGTGATTTTGAGCATCCACAACTTATTACTTTTCCTCCTGTAAGGGAATCTGTTCTGACAGTACAGTATTTTCCACAATCGCACTTGCATAACCATAATGTCACGTTTTTCTGTCTTTTTCCAGAATCTTCTATCACCGTCAAGTGTCCAAATCGCTTTCCTTCAAGGTGCCTGTGAAACCCCTTCTGGCATCCGCAGCTTGTCTTTCTTCCATATTTCAAATTTCTTGATGATACTATACATTTTTCTCCGCAATCACACTGACACTCCCACATGGTCCTTCCGTTTTTCTCTTCATCAAGGCATTTTAAAACCTTTAAGTGTCCGAATTTCATCCCTTCAAAATTATTTATCATATCAAATCTTGTACCTCGCATTCCAGTGCTTTTGCGATAGAAATAGCATTTCTAAGTGTCATGTTTCCAATATCGCTGCTGGAACTCTCATATCTTTGAATTTGTCGTATATTTACACCAGATTTTTCCGAAAGTTCTTTCTGCGACATTTCCATGCTTGTCCTATTATAGAGAATTCCATTTATTCTGTTATTATGACAGTCCAATCCTCTGTTTACAAGGGCACATATTCCACACATCCCATCTTTTCTTATGCAATCCTCGTATCTCTTCATACCAACACCTCGATTACAGTCGCTTCCCTAATGATAATTTCTCCTTTATCCTTCCCCCATTCGCGATTATTACCTGCTATAACTGCCACATGTTCTCCGAAATACCCGTTTTCTAAAGCTAATTTTGCATCATCAAGATTTATAGCGCAAGTTCCATCCAATTCCTCGTCTGTGCATTCTCCATCATCCCATACATAAGAATTATCAAGGATTTCGCCCTCTGTAAACTTTTCCTCCTGAATACGGATTCCTATATATTCGTATTCACATTCATCTTTGATTTCTTCGATTCTATCAATAATATCCTGGATTGCTTCTTTCTTTGTCATTTTTGTTTTCTCCCTTTGCTTATCTTTGATTGTATTATACGCTATTATTAGCGTATTGTCAATGTTTTTTTTGGGCGCTTTGTACCTATTTTTTATACAAAAAAAGACTCGAAGCCGAAGCCCCGAGTCTTGAACACAAAAACAATATGGAAACCTATAGGAACTACTGCACCTCTCCTGATCCGTCAAATTTGTACTCTTTTCCATCGATCACAACAATCTCATTTGCCGCCATCACACCGTCGGATTTCAGATAATACCGCTTACCCCCGTTCGTGATCCAATGGCAGCGCATCATCGATCCAATCGCCTGGCAGTTCTTGTCCGGATTGAAATAATACCACTTGCCGCCGATCTGTTCCCAGCCAAGCGCCATCGAGCATTCCGGCTTACTGCCTTTTCTCGCCGGACGCAGGAAGTACCAATACAGATCGTCCCGGATCCATTCCGTCGCCGCAGATCCCTCCGGATGATTTCCATCGCGCGCCGGACGCAGGAAGTACCAATAACTTCCGATCTTCTGCCAGCCGGTCAACATCGCGCCCTCCGGTTTTGCTCCGGCAGTCGGATTCAGATAATACCAGTGACCGTCCAGCTTAATCCAGCCTTTCGCCATCCGGCAGTCGTCACCGAAATAATACCACAATCCCTTGATATATCCCCACTGGTTCCGCAGAGCATAGCCGTAGGAATCGAAGTAGTACCATGTATCCAGAAGAAGCCACTGATCCTTTGAATAGCTTCCATTTGCGTACTGATACCACCAACCTTTTGTATCTTTTACCCACTTGTCTTTTGCGGCATCGGCAGATTCTGTATTCACACATTCCAGAATACCATCCCAAGGACGATCATAATAAGCATGCTCATAGGATTCATATCCGGTCTGATCTCCTTCTGCTCCATCAATTCCACCAGTTTCTGAAATGCAAAACTCTGCCAACAGGTCCGGCACCGCAGATGTACACATCGCCGTGTGGTACACTTCGTTCAGATAAACATCCCCCGGCTTCGCAATATATCCGGAAGACATCGGATGCCAAACAAAGTTTCCAGTACCTACCATGCAAGACCGCATATTCCCGGTATAGGTTGCGCCGCCGCAACTGATCCCGGCGGCTTCAAACGCGGAAATGATCGCGGAGCTGCAATCCCGGTCGCCCTGCTCCAAGTGATAGACCTTTCCGGCAATTGCAATATCGCAAGTACCTTCTCCGTCTCCCCAACGACTATACTGGCTATATCCGTGCCAATCATGATTTACCAAGTGTTTCATCAACTCTACTGCTACTTCTCGTTTTAACATAAGTACTCCTTTCTCCCGGTTTTGCACCGGTGCAAAATCAATTTTTATTCAATCCTATCGATTCCATATTCTACTGCGCATAAATGCTCAATCTTACACCCTCTTGCGTCTTTCCATCCTGGAGCAAAATACGCAACATCCGCGGTAGACAACAGTTCCAACGATTTTCCAAGAAACCATAATGGTCTCGCATCTGCTGGCGCACTTTGAAAAAATGAATCAATCAATTCAACTTCTTCACCGCATACTATTTTTGCTTCTCTAACCGCTTCTTCTCTTTCTTTTAAAATTTGCTCATCCGACTTTCCATTCATTGGCTGGCTAATAAATAATTTTTTCATATTTTTCTATCCTCCGTAAAAAGAGGACGATCTCTCGCCCTCTGAATTATTTCTTATTATATTTTGTTCTGCTCCACATCTCCGTTACTTTTTCCCAGCCGCCAGTTGAAACCAAATAAACAATAAACGCAGCCAAGAACGAAGCAAAAATGTAATACCATTCGATTGTAATCTTATAATAGATGCACAGGATCACAACCGCAACCGGTGTGATGATCATGGCTGCCACGAGCGCAACCACATTCGTCTGTATCTTTTTCAGATACGGCATCTCTTTGATGACCTGTACGATCGCGCTGGTCATAAACGCCAGCACGCCGATCACCATAAGTAAACACGTTACATACTGCATAAAAACTTCCATATTCATAATCTTCTCTCCTTTAATCCCTGATCGGTAATTTCTTAATCTCTTCCAACAACTTTGTCACCATGCCGTTTCCTCCAAGCGAATGATAGGCATCATACATCTCGATGAAATTCTCTAATCCATGCTTTGTGATATACCCTCTTTCCGTCCATTTCTCATGATATTCTATGAGCTGGACGCGCAGAAGAAGCATCGTTCCTTTACTGTTTGCATCCCGGTCTTTCTTCTGGTTTTTCAAAAGCCAGACCACATATCCGAGCAAAGTCGGCATGATGATTGCACAGATGTCTACAATGATTTTTTGCATGTTCTCTCCTCTACTCTTCTTTCAGTGCTTCCTCAACCTTTGCTTTCCATCTCTCCGGCACATCGTCAATCGTGATAGTTCCGTCATTAATTTTCATCACATAAAATTTCACCATCTTAATTTCCTCCCATCATTCCGGCAAGCTCCATGATTGCGCCGTCTTGTACTCCCTGTCCATTTTGAAGCTGCTCGATCGCCAGCTCCATTTCTGTCTTCTGCCGGATACCAAAGGTGGCATGGATCTTTCCATCCTCCGCAATGTCCACCGCAGAGAACAGCGGGGATTCCAGTTTCATGTTCCGGTACTCTCCGGTCACGGTTTCATCCGTCTTAAACTGCACCTCGTCCAGATTCCCGTCTGCCATAAGTACATCAGCAACACTACCGAGTGCCGCCCAGTCGTCGACAACCGCGGTGATCGCATTCAGTGCGGCGCCGTTCATGATTTCCAGTTCCGTTTTGTCGTTTACATTCATTTTTTCCATTCTGATTCTCCTCCTTTTTATTGAATGAAAGTTAAAATAAAAACACCCTTTCGGATGTATTTATACTGGTGTAATCGATTTCCAATCAGACCATGCCTCCAAATCGGTATTGTATGCACATATCCATATTCTTCCGACGACAGGATATGCTTCCGTAAGTCTTACGATTGTTTTTCCGTAGGTATTTCCAACTATCCCTTGATTGGGAATGAAGAATATTTCGCGGTAGGCGTAAAAAGCTCCTGTTTTTATAGGTGAACCTTTTAAAGATGAGGCATCTTCGGTTGCTACGCTTCCCGGATACATATAAGATGCATTCATCACACCGTTGGTATTTATTGCAAGCAAATTTGTTATGATATTATTTTTCGCTATCTCCGGAATAAATTGTTGGGTATAAACCAAATTACCATTTGACTCAGTAATCTTTTCATCCAATGCTTTCCCCTGTGGTGCCGCAAGAGGAAGCGTTGCATCCGTTCCAAGAAGATTGTTCACAGGATCGGCAAAAGCATGATCTTTCAAATCCACGCAATATTTCGCCAACTTTCCGAATGCAACCGCGAGCGAATCCCCCGACTCAACGCCGGCACGTTCCGCCGCCATCTCAAACGTAACAGTCTTTTCGGAAACATCCGTATCAGTTTCCAGTGTTTCAATTCGCTTGTTTGCTTTTGCGACTTCTTTTACTACGTCTTTTACATTTTTCACATACGGAGTCGCGTTTTCTCCCTCGATTAATATGATGTTCTGGAATGTACATGTATTCGGTGCTTCTGTTGCTGGTGTGGAGCAATAAAATGTTACTTTAATAATCTCATATTCTCCGGTATTGAAAATTCCAGAGTAATTAAGGATACTTCTCTTATCATCAATGATTTTATCATCGCTATCTTCTGGAGTGCTTCCATAAATAACAACTCCTCCTCCGTTATTACTTGTCCTCTTACTTTTAAAACTTATGTAATAATCAGTATTCTTCTTCACTGGAATATTTCGGATAAACGCTCCTGAAAATCTAGCTTCATTTTCGGTAATCGTCAATACTCCATTTTGGTATTGCACATCCGCAGTTATCGTTTTAATTTCATTTTTCAAAACTGATTCTGTCAACAGCTGAACCGCCGCCATCTCTTCGATTTTCTTGCTGCTGTACGTCTTGTTCTCTGAAACAACGTTATCATCGATTCCGATTCCACCTTTTAATTCCTCTACCGCTCTCCTCGCTTCTTCCGCAGCAGAATTGGCATCAATTGCAGCACTAACTGCTTCTCCGGCGGATCTGTTCGCCAGTTCTGCGGATTCCCTTGCTGTCTGTGTTGCAATTTCCACTTCCTGTATTTTAACCTGTGACTGCGCGATCAGCGCTTCCAGCAAGTCTTTTCCCTCTTCATCCGGGATTCCGGACAGATCAACCTCAAGCCCCTCCAACACTTCCGCCGATGCAAGGGTCGTATTCCACTCGTTACTAATTTCTGCGTTATCACCAATCCGTACCGCGCAAACAATGAACTTTACCGTTCCTTTGTACGCCACGGCTTTCCGGCTCAAAAGCCAACTAAACGTAATAAACTCGTTCTCTACCGTTAAATCATCTACTGGATAAGAATCTTTCTGACTGTTGGCATTTTGGTAATTGATCCGTAATCCCAGCGTTGCCAGATCGATTTTATCCCCCACGATCCGCGGTGCACGGAAATAAACCCGCTCTGAATCCTCATCACTCTCTACACCAAGAATCTTATAAGATTCCGGTACTGTAATCTTTCTTGTCTCTGCATCAATTTCACAGAAGACCGTATTGCTTTCTTTCGTCTTTTCCGCATCCTCCATCATCGCAAATGCTTCCTCTACCGTCATGTCAGCCCTCCTGATCCAGGGCACATACCCTTGTTGTGATCACTACATTTTCTTTCATCCCAACTACCTTGATATAGATTCTCCGTCCATCCGTCACTGCGTCTGGGATATGGCATACATCTCCGGTTATAGGAACTGCATACTCTTTCTTAAACCCATATCCATCGGAAAACACTGCTACTTTCTTCATTTTCTGCCATCCATCCGAAAAAGAGAACCTGCACTGCAGATACCCTTTTGAGCCACGCACGATCGCTCCGTTCTGCTCCAACCGGATTTCTTGTCCATCCACATAGATCTTGATTTCTTTTTTCATGCCGACCTCCTACTTATTTTACAAATGTAATCACCCCGTGCATTGCACATTTTCCAAAGCTGATTGTCGTACTCTTTTCATTTCGCATCGAAACGACTCCATTCGTATCGATTGTGAAATATAAACCATCTATCGCAGGAACCGGGACCTGAACTTTCGTTTTGGGACGGTGCCCTGCTGGAAGAGTCCCGAAATTGCGCTGCGTATATGCTGCCAAGCTATCTCCAACATTTGTTCCATTGAAATAAACAGATTCCACATACATACTGCTGTACGCCGTAGCTGTAACGCCGTAAGCACTTCCGATCCCAATGGGAGAATTTTGCAAGTTCACCGTTATCGTATTTGCCATACTCTTTGCTGCGTCCGCCGTCTCTTGTGCTGTATTTGCTGTATTTTGTGCCGCTCCCGCTTTGTCATTCAGTGTCTTCCCCATCCGTCCATCCAGTACCGTTCCTGCTCCTGTCGTAGTAGCATTATTTACGACGATACAATACGCAGCATTTTTGATTTTACCAATAAACTCGGATAGTCTTGTTCTAACAGAACTTATCACCAAGTCTGCAATGTTTAAAGTTCCATCCTTTAAAAAATTAAATGAAACAGAACCATCATCACAATAGGCTCTTAAATTATCGTTATACGCATCTATTTCCCAGTTGACGCCATTTGGTGATATGATTCGGATGTTTCCACCCTCCGCATCCCCGTAGATCTTCACTTTCCCGTTGGTCCGCTCTTCCAGTGTCTGATTCACCGAATCAATCTTCTCTCTGGTTTTATCCAGTTCTTCCGCCAGCACCTTGAAATTTCTGTTCACCTTGAACAGCTTATCCACACCCACAACACTTAAGTTCTCGATTCGCACCCGGTACAACGGATAGTCCCGCTGCTTTCCTCCGGCGTACAAGTCCTCCTGTACGATTGCCGGATCCTTTGCTGTGGATCCCGGCGTTCCTTTCACAACGACAAGGCTGTAAGTATCCGCGCCGCCGGTCCCGCCGCTTTGAAACCGGGCGACGATCAGATCATTTCGCTTCTGATCCGCTATTCCATTGTCGATCATCATATCCTCATAATCGCCTTTGATGATCCGTCCTACATGACCGCCAACTACAACCACACCATCCATCACACGGATCACGTTATTGCTGATGGTCTTGGATGCAAACTGCTCCCCGAGCTTCAGCACACAGTCTTCCCCGAAGATCCCGTCGTAGAGCGCCGCATCGTCTTCCGCAAGGATGTGTGCTTTTTTTCCAATTGGCGTATTCACTGTAAGTGGTTTAAATGCCATTCTACTCTTCTCCTTTCAGTCTATATTCTACAGATGGGATCCCATTGTTCATCCGCAGGATCTTATTGACGATCGGTTTCTGCAGCGACATGCCGGTGATCCGGTCGCGTCCTCCCACAATGTCCCCGATCTCCACATCCACATCGGAAATGGTCGCATCCATCTGTTTGTAGTTCATCAATTCCCGGAGCCGCGCTGTCCCCTCTTCCAGAAGCTTTGCGTCGTCTTCTACTGAAGTGTAGGAATAAAGTGCTTCCCGCTCGTCCAGACCTTTATAATACTGCGTTTGTCCGATGCTTCCGTCTTTCTGGACGTACAGGTGCAGGATCTTCCGGTCGATCCCCTCACCCTCTCCGGCACAGACCAGATGGCTAACTCCCATCCGGCTGTCTTTCGTCGTGAAATGCATCTTGCCATCCTGGCTGCACTCCAATTCCTCTGACCAGTCCGTCACCGGAACGGCGCCGACCACGACCTGCCCGCCGTACTCGCCCGGATTCCCCTGCCGATAAATGATCTGCAGTCTGGCGTTCTTTGCTGCCAGCATCTTTTCCAGTCCGGAAAGAACGCTGCAGTACCGGTCAAACTGGAAATTCTTGATCTGGATCCCGCTCTCCTGTTCTTCTGCACAAAAAAGAGAACCGAACCGGTTCCCCAAAATGTCCTGTATGATCGTATTGGCATCTCCCGATACGGTGAGATGAGTCTGTCCCTCCTGCGGATAGATCAGCTTTTGCCCGAGCAGCCCGCGCCAGGTATATCCTCTCCATGTAATACGGTTGTCTTTAGTAGATGTCTGCTGCTCCTCCAACAGTCCGCCGTATTCCGTCCCCGGAATGTAGATCCGGTTCCTCCAACTGTACCGCTCCGGCGACCAGATGGAAGCGTCGATCTGCAGTTCAAAGTCGTTGGTATCGCCCAGATCCAGATCGATGCTGTCCACATCCCTCACGAATCCCAGCTCCCAGCCTTTCGGATCCGACACAATAAAGGTCAGTTCTTCCGGAACCGATTTCAAGTCTTTCATCGCCATCTCGGCTCACTCCTTTCTTCATAGATCACCAGATCAAATGCAAACCGACCGCTCCACCCGATATCCTGTCCGCCGGGATGGATCGGTTCAAACACCGAGATTTCAAAACTTCGGTTGTGAAACGCATTGACCCGTTCGCCGGAGACTTTCACCTTTACCACGGTTTCGGCAGCGCTGTCGATTTCCAGATATTCTCCCTCTTCCAGCACGATGGTCACAGAATACTCGTGCCCGCCGATATACAGTACCGGATCCACGATCGGACCGTAGATCGTCAAAAGGAAGTTGCTGTCCGCGTAATGATCATTTACGATCTGGGAATTCGTCAGACCATTGGCGTACCGGTACGGATAACGGTTCGCATACCGCTTGGATCCCTCTGGATCGGTTTCATTTTTTCTGAAGCTGTAACGGTGCTCCCTGACCCAAAAAGGTGATGGACATAAAAATTCCACTTCTTTAATTGTTCGATTCGGTTCATCTCCCGGATAGGTGCTCGCCGCCACAACAAAGGCTTTTTCATAATATTCACCAAACCAAATTTTTCCCGGAGTTTCGTTTAATATATCCCGCTCCGATATATTCGTGAATTTTTCCAGTTCGCTCACGCGATCTTCATAAGATCCCTGAAATACAATTGTCGCATCATATATTTTTGCCGATCTTGTAAATTCTGTAATCTCCGATTTTCTTTTCTTTTTCACCTCCGTATAATTCCATTCATAAGCATGAAAGTTAGCATCTTGCAGTCTGTTCCGGAAATTCAACAAATCAAATTCTTCTCCTGCACTTCCAACATATTTCACTGTCATCCGAATACTACCCCCATTTCTCTCAGGGCTCTTCCAACTTCTCTGTCTTTCATCACTAAAATGATGTCGTTTTGTTGTGTTCCACTCCTTACCGCCTTGTAAATTTGATTGTAATCAATCCCCGTGTCTTTCGGGCTTTTCATAATACTATAATCGATCGCTGTCGCCGCCGCTTTTGCCGCTTTTTCCAGCATCGGAATTCCCGCGTATATACCTTTTGTCATTCCATCCATAAAATCCGGCATCCACGTTTCATAATCTCTAAGTGGTCCGACATCCGGTCTTGAGAAATGTAGATAAGAACGAATCTTCTCTCCAATTCCCTGAACAGTATCAACAATCGCGCTGACTCCCGACATGATTCCATCTTTCAATCCGCTGATAAAATCAGATCCCCAAGTAAACGCACTGTCTATTAATCCGGAAATAATATTCTTGATTTGTTCAAAGATTCCGCTTACAATCCCCGGAAGTTCTGTAATCGCAGTATTTACACCGTCTTTTAAAGCATTGAATCCGTTCACCGCTGCATCTTTCGCTCCACTTACCAAATCAGAAATCGTATTCTTAATTGCATCCCAAATGGTACTCGTGAAATCTTTGATCCCGTTCCAGATCTGCGAAACAGTATCCCGGATTCCACTGGTAATTGTAGCGATGATGTCTTTGATGCTCGACCAGATACTATTTGCCGCATTGCTGATATTCGACCAGATATTTCCTAAGTCACTTTTCAGGGATTCAAAATCCCCTGTGACTAAATCAATCAAAAGAAGTACGGGACCTAAAATTACATTCTTGATCAATTCCCATGCATTGGACGCAATCGACTTAATATTATTCCAGATGTTACTCAAAGTAGATGACAGCGTTGTAAATATATTCTGCACCGTATCCGCGATTATTTGGACAATCGGATTCTCCTTTATTGCCGTCCAGATGGATATAATCGTATCACGGATCTGGTTCATTGTATTCGTAACGGACGTACATATCGTGTTCCATATTGTTTTTATTGTTTCAACAAATGAAGATAATAGAGTCGATACAGTGGTCGACACAGCCTGCCAAATATTCTGAACACCCACACACACCGTATTCCAAAGAGTTCCGAACCACTCCGTAATGGTTCCCCAATTTTGTATGATCGCTATCACCGCCGTTATCGCAGCTATTACACCAGCGATTACCGCTATAATCATTCCTATCGGAGCCGCTGCTACCGATAAAACTCCCGTTATTGCAGAAATTCCAATCATCAACTGACCGATGATCATCAACAGCGGTCCTGCCGCTGCTACAAGTGCTCCGATCACCACAATTGCAGTCTGTACTCCGCTTGGTAGTTCCGAGAACTTATTCACAAGGTTTGTAATAAATTCCACTACCTCTGTAATCACCGGCGCCAGTTTCTCTCCGATCGTAATTGCCGCGGTTTCAAGTGAGCCTTTCATTTCCTCAATTGCTTTCTGACCTTCCCCCATCTGAGAGTTTGCCAATCGCTGCGCAGCTTCCTGATCATTTGTTGCCGTAATATAAGACGCAAGTCCCTCTGCTCCACTATTCATCATCACAGTAGCCGCTCTTGTTGCATCGGAGCCAAAGATTGTCTGCAATGCCGCATCTCTCTGTGCGGATGACAGGCTTCCAAGTTTATTTTGTAACTCTTCTGCCATATCCGACGCTCCGAGAAGTTCTTCGTTAGAATCTCTTGTCTGGATCCCTAACTCTTCTATCATCCCCGCCGCTTTGTCTGTTGGCGCCGCAAGTCTCTGCAGCATCGTCTTTAGCGATGTTCCGGCATCACTTCCATTAATTCCTGCGTCCGCAAACTTTCCAAGAACTGCCGTGGTTTCTTGGATCGACCATCCGGCATTGTTCGCTTGTGCGGCTGCTTGCGACAATCCTTGTGTAAGCGGTTCTACATCCGTAGATGACGCTGCCGCCGCTCCGGCTAATGCATTAGCCGCCTGAGCTGAATCGTTCGCCGACAGCCCAAACGCTCCCATTGCCTGAACTACTACATTTGCCGCATTTCCTAAATCCATTCCGGAAGACGCTGCCAAATCCATCGTTGCTTTCAGTGCACCACCCTTAATGTCTGCTTCAGTCAGTCCGCCTTTCGCAAGCTCTGTAATAGCTTGTCCTGCTTCTTTTGCCGAGAAGATAGTGTCCTGTCCAGTCTGAATTGCCAATTCTCGTAATTCTCCCATTTGTGTCATTGGCATGTTCAATGCTCCGGCAGCCTGAGACATGGCGCTTTCAAAATCATTCGCCGTACTTACCGATGCTGCTCCAAGCCCGATCATCGCCACTGAAGCTGGCATAATATCCTGTCCGGCGCTTTTCATCTTCTTTCCTACCGTACCTGTAACATTGGATACTTTTTCGAGCGCTGCGCTTCCACTTCCGGTTGTCTTCTCCATATTTTTCAACTGCTGCTCTGTCTCGATGATTTCTCGTTGTAGAGCATCATACTTGTCCTGTCCAAGATCTCCATTCTTCAATTGAATTTTGGCTTGCTTGTCCGCTTCTTTTAATACATCCAACTTATTTTTCGTTTCTGAAATTTTTTGTTGTAAAAGTTCATGTTTCTGGGCAAGCAATGTAGTATTTGATGGATCCAGTTTTAAAAGCCTATTCACATCTCTCAAGCTTCTTTGTGTATTACTCAGACTGCTTTCCACACCTTTTAAAGCTTTATCTAATCCGCTCGCATCTCCGTCCAGTTCGATCGTGATCCCTTTAACTCTTTTTGACCTCTTCTCACCACCCTTTAAAGATTATCTATATCCGCCTGTGTAGCCACGACAGGATACTCGTATTCGTCATTCTTCATCTCGATAAACATATCATTCACCATTCCAATGCTGAGAAGTTCTAAATCTGAAATAGAAATACCGCACTGCACACACCGAAACATGAACAATGCGGTATTGACTTCTCGATCTATTCCCCTTTCTCTTTTTTTGGAGATGACATCTGCTTATTTTCCAATCCCCACATTTTCAAAATATCCGGCAGGACTTCGTAGATACTGAATGTTTCAAACTGCTCAAGCCATTCATCAATTTCAGACGGCTGACTGGGATCTCCGTGTTTGTGCATCAGAAACGCAATGTTTTCGAACATCTCCAAAGAATCTATTGGAAGTGTGCTCTCCACCTCTCCCTCTGTTTCTTTCTTCAGTTTTTCCTGCGCTTCTATTTGTTTCTTTAAGTTCTGCATATCCACGAAAATATCCCGTCCAAATTTCAAACGGTACATTCTCGGAATCGCCGCTGAGCTTTTGAAATGACATTCAATCCCACTAATTGTCAATGTTTTTTTCATTCTCTCGCTCCTTACTCAAGACTTGCGTCTTTCTTATAAACTTCTGTAAACCACTTTGTTTTTGCTTTTTCATAGCTTTCTTTTGTGGTTTTCGCTCTAACAGTTCCGTCATCGGAAGCCGCGCAAGAAACCGTAATCGTATCTGTATCCGGTTCTTTAGAATCAGAAGTTGTTTTTGCTTCCAAATTCGGTCTGGATGCTGTGCAGTTAAAAAACCAGAACAGCGTCGGCTCTGCGTCTCCGTCGATCTGAAATCCAAGTGCAAATTCTTTAGACTCTACGTTAGAATTTTCGATCAGCACACCGTTTGTATCTTTTTTCTCTCCCAGAATCTTTTCGCGAAATTCATCCGGGATAATTGCCATTTCCAAGTCACCCTCATATCCACCATTGGAAGATGCGACATAGTATTTAATTCCATCTGCATAGAATGGAGTCAATTCCCCCTGCTGTTCCAGTGAAAGAGATACAGCTCCCGGGATTTTAATCGGCGCGTCATATGTGCCGCCTTCCTGTTTCAACGCCACATGTACATTACTAATGTTGAATTTTACTTTACTCATTAGAATACCTCCTATATTTCAAAAATCACTTGAATCTTTTTTTCAGTGTCAATATACGTTTCTTCTTTTTCATAATAGATTTTATGTTCTGTGAGAAAATCTGCGATCTTCTTCTCGCTTTCCGGATCTTTTTTCTCACAATACAGTTCGATGTCAATATACTCGATCTCATGATATACGATACCGTCTGCTGAAAAGTTCTCGCTCCCAAGTCCATTTACTACCACATACGGACTTTCCGGAACATCACCCTCCGCAAAATGACTATATGCTACTGCAAAACCAAGTTCTTTCAGTCCGGTTATTAATTTTTCCAGATTCACTTCGCCAGCCTCTCTTCCACTCGCCTTTCAAATTCCTCATTACACCATTCTTCTACTGGTTTGATATGCACGATCGCCCCGACACGTCCGCCCAAATTGGACTGATGCCCGTGTTCCAGCAGATGTGCAAGTCCCGGCTTTTTCTTATTGTGGATGACAAATTGAAACTTCCCATTCCCTTTCCGAAAATAAGAAATTCCCCATCCATCCGCATAGTGACCTTTCTTTCCTTTTCCACTCCCTCTTGGCGAAGTTGCTTTTAATTTCTGCGTGCCCTCTTTCGCTACTTGCCTAGCAATCTCCTCAAGTTCTTTTTCCGTCATTTCCTTAAACTCCAAGAGTTCTTTCATGACCGCATCTGCCAGTCCAGCAACGTCAACCTTACCCATCCGAATTCACCGCCCTTATTTTCACAGTATTATTCCTAAACTGCACGTTATCAATCGTTTTGATATCGAAAACTTTCCCTTTCCAAACAATCCGATAATTCTTCGTATCCATTTCACTGAAAAACCTTTTCCATCTACACACGAAATCCACTGTATTCTCTGCGTTCAGTGTTGCTGCTTCCCAGTATTCTTTTCCAGACAATCCATTCATGTATGCGTAAGTTTTCCGAAACGGTTTCCACTCTTCCACAGGATTGCCGATACTATCATAACTATGTGACACCTTTTCGATACTTATCCGTTGTGTATATGCCCCCGCATCCATTAAAATACCTCCGCGTCAGGTGTAGGCACGAGATTCATCCTATGCATGCCAAGAATAGTATCCACTACAATGTTCACATTATTTCTTTGTATTGTCATAGAACGGTTATCCCACATATCGGAAATTAGCGTAAGAACGGCGATCGTGATGTCCTCATGGTCATCTAGCTCTTTTTCTGTCAATCCCGTCTGAGAAATTACATACTGTACTGCTGCCGTTTTCATCGCATCAAGTAGTGTTATATCTTCTTCCTCAAGATTTTCCGCTTCTTCTCTGATGTGATTCAGGATTATTTCCAGATTCAATCCGCTTACTTTCATTTTTCACCGCCTTTCTCACCGGCTTCAAATATCCGCAAGTCACAAGAGGTTTTGCGAGGGAGCCATCAAGCTCCCTCTCTTCCCCTTTCATCATGCAGATTTCACCGACAAAAGAAACTGTCGCCTCATATTTCATCCTTAAGCCCCCATTTTCAGAACAGCAAGCTTCTGCTCATTCTCAACCTTAGCATCGAATTCCATCCAAGCAACAACCCCAACAGCGTGCTGTGTCGCATATTTTTCGCGGAGCACCTGTACTTCCATCTCTTCTGTGATTTTTACTGCAAGCCCAGACATATCTCCGTAATAGATTACTGTGGCACTTGCAGTCATATCTTTCATGTTATCAGAAACATATACCGGCTTCCCAAGAAGCATATTTCCGAATGCGGCTGTCGCATCATCCTGCAAGAGATATCTTCCGTTCTGGTCTTTCAGTTTCCGAATAGCGGCTCTCGTCTTGGAAGACATGATCCAAACCGCGTCCTGCTGAAAAGCATCCTTTACTGCGGACTGTAAATCAATCAGTTCATCCGCCGTGATAACATTATTTCCCGCTGCCGTGATCACGTTTTTTGCTTTACTGATTCCGTCCACTTTTGATCCGGAGCCGTTCAGAAGTTCTCCCTCCACCCATCTTGCGATACTGTATGCCATGTGATCAATCACAAAACTCACAATATCAAACTGACTATTGTTCATCAAAGATTTCGATACAAGGGTCAAAGCGCCTGCAAGGAAACCTTTCAGATCAATAGATCCAAATTTTCCGGCGCTGGATGTAAGTTCTGTAAACTCATCCTGATATCCTACGGCAATATCATTTTCATCTTCCAGTGGATAATACGGAATAGAAAGAGTACCTTTCACATTGTATTTTGTTGCTTTCTCAAGAATCGGGCAAACATCGTACACTTTTGTAATAATTTTCTGCGCGATCGTTTTTGGAACAACCGCCCCATTATCTCCAAAAGTGAGGTTTGCAGCACGGTTTTCCGTTACTGTTCCTCTAAGGAAATCAGCGAACTCTTCCTCTTCCGCTCTTTCTTCTGTTTCTTCTTCCTCTCCTTCTGCCCTTTCTACCATTTTTTCAGCCATTTTGTTTAAAATCTCGATAGTCTTATCGATTCTGTCAATCTCGGAAGAGATTTCTTCTGCTCTCTTCTCCTCTTCTTCTGTGATTGCTCGCTCCTCTGCTTCAAGTGTAGCGTTCATCAGTTCAAGTTCCTGCACAAGTTCTGTTCTTTTTTCGTTTAATGCTTTAATGTTTTTCTTTTTCCTTAGACATTTCCTCCATATTTTTTAATCAGATTTTTCAGTTTACTGTTGTGCGGCTTTTCCGGCTCATTTTTATCTTCAAAGCCAATATAATCAGCTTCAAATTCTTCTGCACGGATTTCAAATGTTTCCTCGCTTTCTTCTCCAGCTCTTGTCTCTACGGTAGTTGATGGATACCACGGTCTCATGGTATCATCGATCAGAGACACTTCTTTTAAAATCAAACCCGTAATTGTACGGACCTGCATGCCATTCCGATCAGCTCGTTCTTCTGCTGGACTGGTAAATCCAAAAGACCAACCTCGAAGTCTTTTCTCTTTCGCTTTCTGCACAACTTCCGGATCGTCAATTTCGGCATGTGCCCGAAGCCCTATGACATCCTCTCTAAGCGTTAGATTCGTCTTTGTGCTTCCAAGAACCTTGTCCCATTTATGGTTTAATAGGATCTTTACTTCATCCGCTTTCGCAATTGCTCTTCTAAATGTTCCAGATGCTATTCGCTCAATGAAGTATCCTCCCTTTCCGTCCGGGATTGGTCGGCTATCTCTGTCCGCGACATTGACATATCCGTCTATGATGACTTTTTCTCTATCTCCGTCCGCTCTGATTTCAATTCTCGCCCTTTGATCTCACCTCCTATTTTATTTGACTGATTTGTGTTCGGCGTATAGACTGTTTTGGTTTTTGGATCATACAGAACATCCTGCAATCCTAACTTTATGAAGTCCAGCCCCAACGGTTCCATATTTTCTTTCTCACGAACTTCATCAACTTGCATCCAGCCTGTTTCGATCGCTTCTCTGTATGCCCCAAAACGTTTGTCTGCATCTCCTTTCGTAAGTTCGTAAGTATCTGCTGCAAAAAAGTATTCTTCTTTTTCTTTTTCCAATAACAGGGATTTGTTAAGTGCCACCATAAATGCACCAAGAAAAGTATTGACGCAATACTTAATAAACGTCTTATCTCCCTGATCCGTTTCTATGTTGTCCGGAATCCCTAAGATCGTCCGGATCTCTTTTGCATTGGTCTGCTTATTTTCATTAAGCTGCATTTCTACAGAAGTATTGGAAGCTTCCTGGAATTCCAATCCATTGTTTAAAATAATCACGTTTTCCGTGTTGTTACTGTACAGCTTTCTCCATGCCGCTTTCAACTTGTCAATTGCCTCCTGCGTCAAGTTCTTTGCGGATTTCACAAACCCTTTTTTATTTCCCCCGGTTTTAACAAGTCCTTCTTCGTATTTCAGCGAATTATAAGATACACTTAGGATCTTACTGTTCTCTTCAACGATCCCAAGACCTTTCATTCCATCTCGAGTATTTCGAAGAACTCTGGCAAACTGCTCCGGAAAATACCTCTTTCCTTGTACCAGAACCACATATTCTTTGAATATCACATCCGTATTCGGCGCATAGGAGATATGATTCGACTGAACATACCTAAGCGACCGGATTTCATTCCCAACCCAATCCACATAGATATTCCCATCTCCATCAAGTAAATAGTCTTTCACAAGCGCTTGTTTCATCATGTTTGCGTCAAGTGTATCTCCCGTATCCTCGTTCAGAAGATGTACTCTCCAGTCCCCTTTCACCTCTTCTACACGCTTTTCTCCACGTTTGTACAGTTTGATCGGAACATTCGCGACCGTTTCTGCGATCTCATTGACCGCTCCGGCAAGCGCTGGAATCTGCATTGCCTTTTCTCTGGTCATTTCATCATTTCCGAGAAATGCTTTCAGAAGCGGTTCTGCAAGTGCTGATTCATCAATCATTTTCGACGGTTCCGCTCTTTCCCTACGTTTGAAAAATTTCCTTTCAATTCCTCCTATCCCACTTGAACCACAAAATCATCGGATCCATACATCACATACTGTTGTAGTAAGTACATTGCATTGATAAGACTTACTACCATATCGACTTTGCCCTCAGATTTCTTTTTGTTCACATATTTATTTTTGTTAGTATCTTCCGTACATCTTGCATTTTGAAAGTTAATCTCCAGCATCCTGTTCGACATATAACGAAACTGCTGTTCAAGAACCAATTCCCTCAGCCATTTTGTCGGTTGATGTAATACTGAGCTGTGCTGCTTAATCTCTACGCACTCATATCCATCTTCTTCTAGCTGCTGCACTGTTGCCAATGCGTTCCACTTGTCATAGCCGATCTGTTGGATTTCCACGCAATATTCATTTTCAATCTCAACGATTTTATTTTTTACGAATATGTAGTCAATAACTTCATTCCCACAGGAGAAGCAATCTCCATTGGAAATAAGCCGCTTGTAATCAACATGTTCTTTTTTGCTCTTGAACTCCACTTTATCTGTCGGAACGAATCCGAATACTTTCGCATACACGATTCCATCAGCAATCGTCACCATTGCAAGCGCCGTATTATCATCCGTCTGCGATAGATCTAAGCCCAACCATACTTTCTTGCTTTTCCAGAACTCTTTGTCATTCTCAATCTTACAAAGTTTCACTTTTTGGATGTCTATATAGCCTTCGACTCCTAATCCCTTATATAAAATATTGTTGTGCTTGCACAGATAATTCTCACGCTTATTCTCATACAGAACAGCAATTGCGCGTTTCTTTACGATTTCATCGAAAATATACTGATGTGCATAAGCTACCGGATTGCTCTGATAAATACACAAGTCATTTTTTTGCCACTCGTCTCCGACTTTTAATTCATCATTCGGCTCATAAAGTAAGGCAAACGTCCGCCTATCATCCAATAGACCATCCAGTGTCTTTTTCGCAATATCTATCTCATCGATCATGGAATTGTCATCATTCGGATATTGTGTACTTATAATAATTCCAAGTTTATTAAACAGCGTAATCTGTGATGATCTCATGGCTTCTATCGGGTACTCGTCCATCGCACCACATTCATCCGCCAGGAATGCATGCGCCATCTTTCCATCCATTCCGTCATTGGAATACGCAAGAGGTGTATATTCGTTATCATTCAGCAAGCAAATGATTTGACTTCTCAGTATCTTGAACGCCGGCTCATCTTCATCGTACAACGCTGGACTTACCTTTATAATTTTCCGAATCGCAAGTTTTAACTCGGAAGAAAGCGCCAGATCAGGGGCAACCGAAAAAAAACGTGAAAAGTCCGGTTCTGTCAGCATTAAAAGTATGAAAATAATCGCACTGTTAAATGTCTTAAAATTCTTTCGCGCGATCTCCAATACTGCAGTAGTATAGAATCGAATGTCCTGTTCTGTATTTCTCATTTTTGTGCAAAGTGTCGCTACAATAAACAGCCATGCATAATCTTCCAGTCCGTCATAGATGGAACATCGCAAATCTGGATGGACCATCAATTTCAACAGTTTGCATATTTTTTCATATGCTTTTTCATCAACGAATGCATCTGGATCGTCTCCGTCAGCGATTACCATCCAGCTTTCACACTGTTTTTTGACATACACCGGTGCATATCCTACGTTTTCGTCGACACACCATTTCGCATAAGCATATGCTTTTCCATCCTTAACCACTTAGTGCCTCTTTCAATGCGTTGCTTTTCTTCTCCGGAGATTTCGGGATACTCCGCAGAGCAGATGCAATTGTCATGACATTCTCTTTCTCGATATCGAACAGCATCTTCCTCTTTGCCTGCACCTGCTTATCATAGGATATAAGCTGTTTCGCCAGTCCATCTTGCAATTTCAGGAATTCTTCAAACTCCATTTCACCTGAACGTTCTTCTAATTTATTCATCAACTCCTGAGCATGTTCTCTCTTCTTTTCAAAATCTGTACACTCTGCCAACGTTAGGCAATATCTGTTGATCACACTTCCGTATAGATCATCTCCTTTATCAATTCCGGAAAGAAGTTTTTTTACTCTCAAGAATTCTTTATGTGCTTCCGGATGTTTTTTCACTTCTGCAGACTCTTTTAGCTTTACACCCGAGAGAAGCGACTCTTCCGCTTTCTCTCTGCTCCTTAATTCTCTTTTTGTTCTGTGTGATTTTCCCTCAAGTTTAATCACATTTGCCGGTTTTGCTGGTCTAGCCATCCCCCTCCCTCCTTTCGTTTTCATTTTGGGAATAAATTATAGATCATGGCTGCTGGGCGCTTGCCGTGAGTTCTTGGGAACCGGTAAGTTATTCAACGTAACCTTGATGCCCGAGGAATATGGTT